TATTTAAAGATGTAGACACTGCCTTGATTTTGTAAATTGATATCTGCCTGTGGGCTAGAAATAGCAATGGTATTTCCAGAGTTATCAATATCAACTGCAAATCCAAATAGGTCTCCAGAATTGATTATTTCATCCGGAGACAAATCGCTAACATCGGGCAAGCTGCCTGCATTGATTGTCTGCATTAAACTATAGAACCCGTAGGCGTTCATTTTATAGATGTATACTTTACCAGATGTTGCATCTGACACAGCTTCAACTAATCCCCATGGAGATCCAGATACAGGATTTGCTCCTGTTGAAGATGCTGTGGATAATCTATAATAATTACCTGTCCATTTAACTACATCTCCGGCAGCATATAGTTGGTAACTATTCCAAACGCCTCTGTAATTAGTAAAATATTGTCCGTCGCTAGTTGGTGATCCTACTACCAATGTCATGCCGTCACGACTCATGGTCATGCTGGTTCCAAATCTGTCACCATCTTTAACTAATTCAGCAACCTGGTCAGCAAGTAATGAACCGGCTGTTGGATCTGTACTATCATCTTCAAGCGCAATATTTGTGGGCAACGAACTTTGAGTTGAGATAGGATCTAATCGTGTCCACTGATTCGAATTAATAGAAATAGTGCTGCCGTCACCAGTTTGATCTTCTAGAGATTGCCACAGTGCGTTGTTATACCACACTATAGCTCCGGCTTCGTAAAATCTAGCACCTGTGTTATCGTAGACTCCTTTGAAGTTTTGATTTTCAATCAGCTGCCATTCTTTAGCAATGCTAGGGTATTTCCTAATTATGGTATTACCCATGTTCAGCGTTGCTGATGAGTAATAATAAAGTATACTAGCGGTATTTTCTGTTACTGTTATTTGAACTTTTCTGGTTGTAGCTGTTGCAAATCCTATAATATATTGTGCCTGGGTAACTGTACGATTATCTAAAAGATAAACAACTCCTGTGGTGTATAATGTGCCGCCACCTAGAACTCCACTGATATTATCATTGCTGAAATTCAAAGGATGTTTATTAGTTACTGTGCCATCAACTGGGTTAGGATAGTAAACATTACTAAGATCTGTTTGATCAAATATGTAGGTATTGCCAACCAGCAACGATATATTAGGTCTATATTGTTCATTGATATAATATTTGTAACCTGAATCCATCCCTTGAGGAGGGGCAACTGTTACTTTATAAGTTATAGTTTCTGAAGTGTCAGCAACCAACGGAGCATATTTGTAAAGATATACTCGACCTTTGTTATTTTCTGCACCTGGTGCAGAAATAGCCATATAATAATTGCCCGAGTCAACACCTATGGTTATTTTAGAACCAAACTGTTCGTTGGCATTTTGTCTTGGGCTTACAAAGCTATAGCGTTCAACCCAATTCTGTCCTCTCCATTCGTATAGAGATACTGCTCCTTGTTCTAGATAGCCAGTATTAGAACCTTGTTGATTTGCTGTGATAATCAGGGCTGGTTCCCAGTCTTCCATGGTGGCGTCAATTCTAGCCAAGGTACTATCGGCTCCGACTCTAGTACTGTCAACGCCTACATAATCTTGTGCATAGATATCAACTTTGGCTCTCCATAGTTTTCCTCTGTGTAAAACTATGTCACCTTGAAAATAGTCTAAATCACTGTTATAAATTTCTTGATAGTCTGATCTAACTCCAGTAGCCCTTGGACTACCGATGGCTAACCATTTACCGTCTGGACTTACTGCGAGGCTTTCTCCAAACACTCCGTTAGTTGCTGCGCTGATACTATTAGGTCTTAGAAAAGTTTGTAAAGGTTTTAGACCTTCTGCTCTTTCTACATAAGCTACCACAAGATTACTTGCTGGCATCGCCGAGACAATCTGTGTTAAGATGTCAATGTACAATACAGAACTACCATTACCTAACGGTGCCGTTGTTCCGTATTCAGAAATTTCTGTAGACGAAAATAGTTTTTGTTTTTCAGAAACTTCCCAATTACCATTTATATTATTATCTATCCAAAATTTAGCACCGCTAGTTAATGTTGCGGCTATAGCAAGATCAACTGATTGATAATCAGTTGCTCTAGCAGAACTAAACAATTCTAAATTTATAATAGTACTTGAATCCCATTTTGGTTCTTTAGCATCTTTGCTAATTTGGATCACTATGGTTTTTCTATCAGGCACTTCTGTAATTTTGTAAAAGCCTTCTAGATTTTCAATATTTCTAATACCAAAAATATCACCTACTGCTAGACCGTGTGTTCTGCCTAGTGCTATTTCGACTCGTGTTTTAACTACATTAACATCGGTAACTAACAACAGTCTAGAAATATTATATCGCAGTACGGTCCAGGAATTATTATAAAAGGTAATCCATACATGAGAATTTTCTGCAAAATCTGAAATGTTTAATGCTAGAATGTCGTCGTAATTTTTAACAGCAAAATCGACATCAAAAGAATTTACATATCCTGCTGTTCGTGGAGTCAATTTATATTTCTTAACAGGATTGATATTTGCGGTAAACGGAATTGGCGCAATTGTAAAATTCTTTTCGGGTATACGCATATACAAATCTAACACATCTGTGCTGGAATCTGTAGGTGCAATAATTATTGGCTGAGGATTAATTTTAAAATCATTTTTTAAGATTCTAAATTCTGTTTCATTAAACTGGTCAGTTCCACCCAATCGACCAACACGGAATGCCCATTCTTCGTTGAGTTGAATACTACCCGAATTTGTTCTGCTAAGTTTATCAAATACTTTGGTAATAGCATTTGCTGTGCCTTTTTCACGGATAAATCCTTGGTACAACTTAAACTGGCTAACTGTATCTTCTGCCATATTCTGTAGATATTCTCGAGTTTGATACCCGATAACATGACGACTTAGATCTCGTTGACTGCTACCTAATCCATCTGCGTCAACATCATAATAATCTTCAAATTGATTAATTCTATAGTCAAAGTTCGCCACTAGACCTTTTGTTGGAGTAGTATCTAATTTTTCCCATATTGTAGTGTCAAATAATTCAGAGCCTTGTTGATTTTGTTTGCTAACCCAATTATAAGATTTATAAGAAACAATGTCCCCTAATCTGTAATCAGTATAAGGACTCCATTGTTGAATGCTTACATTGTCAAACAAAAATCCGGGGCTGGTATAATCACCGTCCCAATCAACGGTACGGAATCCTCGGCTCTTAATACGTTCTTGCCGATAGCCTGTGGTCTTGTCGTAGATAACATCGTTAAAAACTGTGCGATCATCAAACACTGTAATGTGTTCTTTGAGAACAAAATAAACTTTGATAAAGTAGATACCTTCGTTGGTATTAACTGTACTGACCTTTACTGACTGGAAGTCTCTGTTGACATTTAAAAATATAGGTAGCAGTGGTGCTCCGTCGCTTTTAAAAATTTGGTAGTCATAGAAACTGTCAAATAAGCTGTCAGCAACACCTAACGGAATTTTCATTTCAACTTGACTGGCGCTAGGACTCAATGTCAACAACGACCCCACTGCCCAGTTGTGCTTGGTCCAGAATAAGAATTCTTTTGAGCTAGTCTGCCAGTTGTAGGCCACTTGGTTTTCTGCATCGTATCTATCAAAACTAAACCCTTGTGTTTTTAAATAGGCCTGATAACCCAATAAGAAATCTACCACTCCTTGAACAGTTGTAATAACAGTTCCGTAGTACAACTGAATTGGTTTTAATTGATTAAATGTTTTTCTAAAATAAGCGTCAACTCCTCCAACTACTGGTAATTTGGGTAAGATTTTCCAAAGACTCTTGTCAAATACACCAGTGCTGGTATGAGATTTTAAAGCACGATAAAATATGTTTTGGGTGCGTACAACATCGCCGTTGCTGTAGACTTTATCTGCGGCCCAGTCTAAGAATGATACACTGGTGCCTCCCACTGATGTTAACGGATCACTACTGCTGGCAATAGGTTTAAAATAATTGAAATAGGGCTGTTGATTGTCGTAGCCTTTGACTTTCCAGCCTTCGGGTAATTTTTCAATCAAAACTCCACTGTAGGCAATGCCTATCATAGGAACCCCTACATTAAAAATCACATCATAATTTTCGTTAGGCACATATACGCTGCTAGATGTGGCACTTGGATTTTTGCTGTCAAGCAAATATTTTTGTTCTGTTTGATCAACGAAGCCGGACATTCTTGTAGAAATTTTAACATCTAAATTGTTTAGTCTTGTTAGCAATACCTGTGGATCTAGATTTTTACTACGAACATAACTAGAGACAAAAGTAACTAGTCCAGATAGTTGTGTTCCGCCGACTACAGGAACCAGTAGGTCTGAAATCTTTGAAAATACTCCCGATCCTACAGACACTGTTTGTCCTAATTGATTTACTGACATTCTAGATCTATCAAAACTGTCTGTGATAAATTCAAAAGGTTTTAACAGGCATAATGCTACCATCACCGAGAACGGCCATTCACTACTGGATCTCCAGGCAGCTTCTACTGGGCTAACATCGCCTGGTCTGTAATCACCTTGATTATTGATTAAAGTAAAATCGTTAGCAACTCCAGAATCAAGAGGACTCAATAATCGGCCGTCGCCGTCTGTAGGAATATGATCAACTATACTAGGTCTAGCATATCTATCATAAGTGCCTGCTCGTGTACCTTGACGAATGATGCCGTCACGGATATCTTCCCAAAGAATCAAGTTACCTCTAGTGTAAGGTGCAGGTCCGTATTCACTTTCCCACCATGTAGGCTTTTCTGAAAAACCTAATATTTCCCACGGACAGATATGAGGACGGTCGGTGTCGTAGAACCATTTGTACACACCTCTCCAGTATCCTGGCAGACTTTGCTGCTTGGTAGGGGCTGTCATATTACTGTAGGTATAGGTAAAACTGTTTTGAAGATCAAAATATTGATTGTTATTTGTGTAATCAATATCAGTGTTAGATACCCAGCGTAAGAAATCCTGAATAACAATTGCATCTAATTCTGGTTTAGTGTATAGAGCATTGCCGTAGTATCCGCCAAATACACTGTCAATGTTAAAAATATCTTCATTGTATTCTTGTTTGATATTGTTGTAAATTCTTAGTTCTAATTCTAAGATTGCATCATCTCTATAGTCACCGTAGGCTGCGGTAATACTACCGTCATGTCCTTGTATTACTAGTCGAGGAGTTACAAATGTGTCATCTAGATAAATGTGTGGTAGGTACTTTTTATACAGCCCTAACTTAGTAGGCGTTGAAGGAATATAGTTAAATGCTGTTGATGCATATTCTCTAATTACAATTTGGTCGCCTTCAGTTAGCGTTAATGAAAGTCTAACAAATCCAAATGTACCATCAAATGTATAATCTGTTCCGTAAATTAGTTGTTCACCGTTACGGTAAACATAGACTGCACGACGACTAAGTTCTGTAAGATTAAATGTTTGACTTAGTGCAAATACTTTTATACCTTCGTCTTCTACCAGATATACTATATCGGCATGGGCCCCATTTCCTATCATATCACTATCTGCAAATGGGTCTGATGATTCCTTTGTCACAGTCATTGCTGCGATAACCTCGTCAACAAAATCAACTACATTGTCTAACGGCATAGCTTCTGCAATTCTTTTTAAGAATTCATTTTTAAAATTGCTATAGGCTCTTAGCGAATGTTGGATCGACTTTACAATGTTGATATTTTTATCGCAGAGCAAAGACACTGCCATCGGAGCAATACCAGAATGTTTTAAGAAACGCATACAACGGTTTTGATAACCGTCAATGTTTCTTAGATTGCTATTGCCAGGATATACACCCAAAAACTGTGTTTCAATTTCCATAGCTGACGACAAGTGATCAATAGCCTGCCCTAGAGTAAATGCTGTTAAGTTGTCATTTAAAGGATTCTTTTCTAGGCCGTGTGGTATTTGATAATATCCCTGGTCCGGATCAAGGTCAATATAGATTTTAATGGATACTACATCATTTACTGCAAATGCGTTAGCAAATGTAAATGTTCCATTTTCTCTAGTGTAACTGTCTAGATACCGTTGTCCGTTTAGATAAAAGATTACAGTAGAAGGCAGACTGATAAACGCTGACCAATCAACTGTTGCCAGCGTAACTTGATTTGTTACTTCAGTAACAACCACGCTGTCTAAAATTGGCTGCTGATAATCGCTGTCTGATTTGACCCATCCATTGGCAAATTCATCCAGTGGATTAAATCTATAAAATCCTGTGTTAAGATTTTTTGTTGTAGTTACCTGATTTACAGAATAAGAAAAACTATCAAGATCAAGATTATAAGTGAATAAAATGTCTCCAACATTATCAATGTTTAGGTAATCAAGACTGAACCCTAATTCATTGTCAGCAACACTATTACCCACTTTATAACTTACAATAGGAGATCCTACAAATGTCGACGAAGGATATGTTACTGTATCTGAAAAACTAATACCATTGCTGTCAAATATATCAAACAACGGCATCTGATTAGCTTTAGTCTTTTCTTGACTGGGTGTCCAATTAACACCGTCAAAGTGGTACATTAAACCTTTATTGACATTTCCGCTTCTTACTAATACTCCTTCTCCTAAAATAGGATCAGAATCAACTGTTGCCTTTAATGTAATCTGTCTAACATTGTTGTGTGTTATAAAATTAACTTGATAAATTTTGTTGTTAGCAAGACTGTCTGTGTCAGCAATAAACAAGACTCTTGCACCTTGATATAAAAATTCTCCGTCAATGCTATATCCTTGACTTCCTTCAATGGTAGAAAATACATCAGTAGTAAATGTATCAATGAAATCTACAGGAGTCTTTGCAACACTGCCATGATTGAATAATTGTAGGTTTGGTCGAAATTCTATAATAGGTCGTTTGGCTCTAAAACTGTCTCCGGCTTGAAAGTCGGTACCGTTTAACTTATGTGCTTGTTCAAGCGTTGACTTATGGAACCAACGATTGTAACGACTCCAAGGATTTGCATCAATGCTGGCTCTACATACTATAATGTAATCTTTTTCTCCAGGATAAGAAGTAGCATCATCAAATGGCTCTGTATCAAACCCTGTGTTATCAAAAATTACCTCAGGGATCTGGCTAGTAATAATTGGAACGATTAGATCAGAAAATTTAATTAAAGTTATTTCTCTACCTACTTTTTCTACTAGCCAGTTGTCTTTCTTATATTTTGTAGGAGTAACTTTTCCACCAAATCTTACAATTAATCCGTTGGTAAACTCAACACCGTTGCTGCTGGTGTAGGTTTGTTTGCCTATGATTTCTTTATCAATGTTGATACTGGTATTTTCTTCGATATCTTGTATTAAGAATCTACCAAATCTATCAGGATTAATTGCACTTTGATAATAAAGGATATCTGGGGCATCTAATGGAACTTCAAAAGTAACTGTGCCGTTGGTTGCACCGTTATTAGTTATTCCGTTGAAATAATCAAACTTTGATGTCTGTACATTTTCGTCTACAATTTCCCACTCCGGGCCTTCAACAATTGTACCGTCAATGCTGGCGGTAATAAAAGTTAATGCTCTCCACAACTTACCGTCATAGACTGCTAATTGATTAGGAATATAAGGAAGGAAAGGATTGTATTTTAAACTGCCTGTATCAAAAGCTGTTCTAATATAAAAACCTTCTCTAGGACTGTTAACTGCAAAATTGTAGGTCTGTCCTCTATACAATGTTACTGTAGGATTGTTTGTTGCACCATCTGGATAAAAAATCCATGTTGATGTTGTACCTTGACGAACTCGATAGGTACTGGTAATTGCATCTCCTTGTCCAAGAACTTTAACACTTGGAGGACCGCTTGGAACCCAATAGTACTCACGAAAGTTTACAAACTTATCCCACTCAATAGGTGGATTCCAGCTGTAATGATCTTGGCTAGTAATTAAATCATCGCGCTCGTTGAAGTTGTTAAAAAATCTTAATTGATTTTTAAAGTCAATGTAGTCGTAAAAGTTTTCAATGTTGCCACGATCGTCTGACAGCACTACACCCGGCTCTAGTTGATACCTACTGCGTAGTGTATTGTCACTGTCAAGATAAATGTCAGAGCCTTTGTAGGTCTTACCGTATCTACGACCAACATATCCTACAGTTTTTTGTAGAACACCTGGCTGAACCAAGGGGTCAATGACTCCAGCCATAAATTTACTGTTTGTTTCAGTTTTAAAAACCTGAGGAAGTAAATCTACGGTCCTTCGAATCGGTAGTCCACTTTCTGGGAAAATTTCATTTGCCATATTCTACAATTACCCTAAATTTGTTGATGATATAACTGCCGAAGCGGCTACACGAATTTCACTGGCAGTGATTGCTGTTACAATAACAATATCATCTACTGTGGCACCACTGACAAAAATTTCATCGTTGGCACTTTGAATTTCAAACAGACTACCAAAACTCTGTGTTGGTTGTCTAGGAACAATTACCAAGTTACTTAAATCTGGAGTAACTGCATTTGTGATGTATGTGATCAATTCACCAAGATAAAATCTATCACCAAAATCCCAATTGGCCACATCAAAGAAATCATTAATTGCTGAAATAATTCTAACTTTAAGATCATTGTCATTAATTGTTTTATTCGGATTTTTAACGATCTTAAATTGTGCCTGCAGGGAATAATCTGCTGTTGAACCAAAAAGCACTTTGTAGTTCACTGGATGATATATCACTTCATCGCTGATTGATTTAATCTCTCCTAGTGATGATCCGAAACTAATACGAAGACTGTCGCTGTTAGGGGACTCTGGTTTTGTCGCTAGTCCTCCGCTCAAAAACTTTCTAAATTCAGTATCATAACTTCTTGTTAATAAGTAAACATCAACAATATTGCTAACGCTAGGATCGATCCTGCGATCAACATTGGCATTATGCACATACTGAAATTTTAATCCGGAACGACCAATATTTGCTCTATAACCCGATTCTAGTATTAGACTATTTGATGCAGTATCTACTCGCTTGACACGATCTTCAGCACTGTCGTAAAAATATATCAATTGGCCATCATCGAACTCGTTGACATTGATTTGATTTTCATTTGGTTCTACGAGTATTAAATCAGTGCTGTTATCAAAATAGGTATAGACAATGTTTCCAAAACTGTCCACAACTTCTGTAAAAAATAGATAATTTAGGTCTTGGTCAGCTCCTACTATCTGTTCAAATGCATCTGCATTATCAATAACACCGTCATCGTCACTGTCGCTGAATGCCACTTGAATTTCTTCTGAGCTTTGATAACCATCTTCAAATTTAACTGAATCATCAACTTCAAATATAAGATCTTGCTTTAACGGCAAAGGAGTACTCGGCGTTGGCGTAGTGTTAATGCCTAACACTCGAACCTGATCCTTGATAGTTTTACCTGTTTTTCCGTCGTAGATTTTTTGATTAACATCGAAGTAAAATCTATTTTGTTCAAGGCTACCAAAGATATAATTTAAAGTTCTAACACGAATTTGATACTCGTCGGACTCTTTGGTAAAAGCAATAATCCAACTAGTGTCTAGATTGTTATTTGTTGTATCCCCTGCTTTACCCAGTGTAAATGCATTAATTAAATCAATGTTTGGGGCAGTGATAATTTTCCAACTTGCTGTGGCAACATCAAATCGAAGACCAAAGTTTTTGTTTTCTGCACATAAATTTACCATCTGTGTTTCTAAAGCATCCGGTAAATTGTTTACAAATTTTGGAATAATTCTGCTAGCAATCGCTCCTGTAGGCACAGTATCGTTGAATATAATCGGACCTTTGCCGGTGCTGAGTGTGCCGCGTCCTGCATTAGTTCCGTCGCCTACCACTCGAATAACTTTAGTCCACAGTCTATCTGTTTGAGACAAATCATTTGCATCTGTATTAACTAATTCACCTCGCTTGAAGCTCTTCCCAGCAGGTGGCACAAATTTAATCATTGCGCCAGCGGCAACATATTTTAATGTGTTAGTTGTGTAAGAACTTACTTTTTGTAAAGTTAAGTCAACCGAATTAATAAAATATCCGGTACTTTCATTTACATCTGATGTAATTTGTGTCCATCTAGTATTTGTATCGGTGAATAAGATTTTATCGTACTTGGTAAAATAAAAATTATAAACACCTGTGTTGGTAAACAACGGTTCAATACTTTGACGAATAAAGTTAACTGTGTCAATTCTACTGACTGTTTTAAAAGCTAGACTTTTTTCACTTTCTGATTTGTAAATCAATCCATCATCAGCAAATACATTTACACTAGAGTATTTTCCACTGGCATCAATGATGTCAAAATTGCGACTAACTCCACTGCTGGTTCTGTTAATGGCTTTGACTTTTAAGATGTCTTGGCTGCTGGCCAGTGGCGCAAGATTATAATCTTCCGCTGTAATCATTCTATTCTGAGTATAATACTGTGCTGGTGCTTTTGTTCTAATGCTTTCTACAGTTTCGGCAGGAACACTATTGCTCACTGTATACTTCAAACTCATACTGATCTTAAGGACATGACTTTGTCCGGTCTTGTTTACATATGGCACTTCTATGTTAATGCCGCGCATTTCATTAGGAAGAACGCTGTATGAAAGACCGTTGCTAACACGATAGTAAACTCTAAAAGAACCTTGCGGTAAATTACCGTAGACTCCGTCTGCAAAGATAAGATCTATTCTATCAGAATTTTTTGTAGATACAGAATAGATATTTCTAATATTTTTTTCAATACTGTTATAAGCAATATTATTACCGGTTAGTGCAGACACTTGTGTCCATGGATCTAGTTGGGCACCATTAGCTGATAAGGCAAATAACCATACATCACTGTTGTTAATGTTATCAGCATCGACGGCAACTTTTTCATTTGTGGTAGGCACAGCTATTGAAAAGTCTGCAAGTTCTAGACTTCCCTGTTTAAACATCAAGAAAAATCCTGTGTTGGTACTGGCGGCTCCTTTGCCGTCTGACTTGTAGACAAATCCCAGTTGATTGCCTGGAACTGGGGGTTCTTCATAAATTTCTTCGCTGCCTTTAAATGCGGTACTTACCATTTCAAAAGGCATAGCACGGCCAGCAACATTTTTATTATAGGTAAAAATTGGAACATCTCTGCTGGCAGTTCTAAACCTATACTGCTCCGTAGGAATACCTTGAATTGTGGCTGCACCTTGACTGCGGCCAATTTCAGTATTGTCTGCCATAGCAGCATTTAGTATGGCGTTGAACTGCTCTCGCCAGTTGGGATTAGTTGAGTCGTTCCATTGAATGATTTGGCGGGCAAGATTTTTTCCGTTGGCATCAAGGATGTTTTCAGTGGTGCTAACGGTGTCAAATTTTAACAAACCCTTGCTAGCAATATTCCTCTTCGCATTATAGCTCAACATACGGGCTATACGAAGGACACTTTCTCTACGAGATGCTAATTCAATAAAGTTTTCTCTGCTGGCAAGGTCAATACGAAATGCTAGACTTTGCCCAAGGAACGCAACTGCATCAATTAGTGCTAGATATTCACTAGATTCAATGTAATCGTTGAAATCTTCTGGGTAGTTTTCACGCAGATATGTGATGATAACTCTACGCAAATTTTCAAAGTCGTAGCTTTTAAAATCAGCACTTTTAAAGGTCTGATAGATCCTTGTCCAATCCTGATTCAATATTAAATTCGTTTGTCTAGTAGTCGTAGTCATTGTTTTTCTTGCCCTATCACATATTTACCCTAAAAAATAAACCACTCAGTTTACTATATTGTTTGTCTTGTCAAAGTCAAAAGTCATGCGCTCATTGATGTTAAACGGTAGATAAACAACATCTGCTTGTATTCTAATACCTTGATCTGTGCTGTCGATTGTTAATGCATTGACCTTAACTCTTGGATCGTAATTGATGATTTGTTCAACATCTTCTGTGATTAATCTACGAACTTCTGAGGTAAAATTTTCAAACAACATGTCCCAAATGATTGTGCCAAAGTTGGGATTTTCTAATTTCTCACCTTTACGAATGTAGAAGTGATTCATTAGATCTCTTTTGACTAGTTCAATGTCGTAGAGTTTAAAATTGTTTTTTATTTCGTTAGAACTAAAACCCTTGTATCTAAAACTAGAACTAGTCTGCGCTGTAGTAGCTTTGTTAGTTGCCACTGACTGTTGATTGTATAGTTTGGCCATATTTTATGCTTCCTCTGGTGGTGGGTCTTCGGCGGGTGCATCGCCTCCTGCTGCTAATCCGTCTTCGCCGCCGCCTGCTTGTTCTCTGTCAGTTAGATCAGGTTTGACTAATAGAGGATCTAGATTCTCATGACTAGGCCAAGGTTCGTGCATGGGTATTCTAAACATAATACTTTCTAAGGGAGTTTCTGTGTTATATCTTGCACCTACCCATTCAGCTGCTGCTGGATTAATTACAATGTTTCCATTGATTCCTAGTGCTAGTGTAGGGGTTGCCGCAGTCGATTTAGTAGCGTCTGCTGCATCAGGAGCCTCTGGGCCATTAAGATTAATTGCGCCGCCCGTAAATGTCAAGTTAGCGGCACCCCAACTACCATCGCCTCCAGCAGTTACCTGCATAGCATCTCCGGATTTAATATCCATACTTGTACCAGATTGAATATTAATGCTAGTTCCTGCTTTCATATGAGTGTCTAAACTTGACTGAATATAGGTGCTTAGAATGCTTTTAAAATTATTATTCATTACAGAAGTTATATGATTATCTTTTAATGTAGCAATATGTACTTCACCTTCTGTGGTAATTTTTGTATCGCCTTTGACAAAGAATCTAGTGTTGGCTTCTGTGTCTACACGGAAGTTACCGCCGCCAGTTTCATGTACAGCAGAAGCTTTCATGTTGATATTTCTGCCGGCTTCAAAGTTAAAATCACGATCAGCATAAAAATTAAAATCTTGCTTGGTGTGAATACTGATACTATCCTCAGCAAAAATATCAATTTTGCCATCGCTAGTCATTTCAATCCAACTGGTTCCTCTACTATTACCGATATAGATTAAATCTTCACTGGTGTGCAATAATAACTGATGCCCTGTTCTTGTGCGCAGTCTAATGTATTAATCTGACGGTATTGTTGGTTCGCCGGCATCTCCATCAAGTGTGTCAGCATAATCGTAGCCACCTTCGCCTGCTGTAGTCCTACGCTGATAACGATCGTCACCGTCATCCATAACAAACTGACTGCCACCTAGTCTACTCACCGGAACAGGCACCGGACTTTGGCTGTCTGATTTACCAATAAATGTTTTCTTTGCTCCACTCCTTCGATCTAGTGGGCCGGGAGTTGAAATACCATAAACACTGCTAGGAACATTCCTACGGCTGGTAGAATATGTTACACCCCTAACATCATCTTCTAATAATCCTTCTTCTAAAAAATGATCAGCAATGGGATGCACTGCTCTTTTAATCTTGTCAATTTCTGTATTTTCTTCTAGACTGTTTGCACGACGATTTGCTTCTGCAACTGGTACGAATCCAGTGTCATACTTTTCTTCTTCGCCCTCGGCAAAGGCTACAGATCTACTAGCTGCAATACCCGGAACCATGTGATTTGAAAATTTATCAGGAACACAGCCCATCCAATAACCTTGACTAGGATCGCCTTCGATAAAAAATACTAGCACTGTATTCCCTACATCGGGCGGTACAAACCAAAAGCCGTAACTTTTCTGTGTATCATTAAAATCATCTACATTATATCCCTGAAACTCAAATGCAGTTTGCCCGGCAAACGGGCTGGCATATCTTACTGCATAAGTTTGTCCACCGTCGCCGATGCTGTTACCGTCCGGCCTTAATAGGGTAACTTCTAGTCCGCCCATAAATGTTGGATCTAGATGACTAATAATTTTAGCAAGATAAGGACCTCCAGAAATGTCGTTGGTTTTATTTGCTGCTTCTCTTTTTACTTGTGCCATTTATTATCCTGGAAAATCGCCGAGGTCGGCGTTATTTTGTGCTATTTCTTCGTCAGTATATCCGCCGCCTTCAAATCCGCTAATGTCAATGCCAAATAACGGATCGTTTTCAATATAAGCTGCATCGTCTTGATTTACACTGGTATCAGGCGTGTCTTGTTTACTAATATCTGCCTGAGACCAGTTCTTGCTTGCACCTTTGTACGGATCGTAATCTTGTGGCTGATTAGGCATGCGGGTAGCTTCTATTGATTGTGTAAATTTTCCATCACTGAATTTACTGTTACAATAGAGGACTTTGTAAATTCCGCTATAGGGATTGATCGGTTCATTAGGTGGAAAATTGTATAGGCCACCTACTCCCGAAGTTCCGAGATTAGGCTCTACTGGGGTTCTAAAAATTATTCTTATATGAGTATCTGCTCCTTGATAGTTTACACTACCCCCAGCATCTCTCATAATATAGGGTTGTCCGTTATGTTCGTCACCTAGATAATTGCCCATACCGCTGTCACTGATCCAGTAAGGATCTCCTAAGATTTCTAAATTAATCTTAGTCATGTCGCCGGTTCCTTGATTTAGAATAGCATTTTTTAAAGTTTCTGCAACTCTTCTTGCCACTGTCTGTGCACCGTATCCACCTTTAGTAGTCTGTTTAGTTACTGACATGTCGCTGAATGCCGGTGCACCATCTGGTGTTGTGGCGGCGTCAGCGGTATCAGTATCGGGAACTATATATATTTGATCAGGATCTTCGCCTACGGTACTAGTTGAAGTTGCTACTACACCTGCACTATTCTCTGGAGGAGCAGATTGTTTACCTGTGTGAAATAACTGATTGACTTGTATATCAAACTTTAAAATGTCATTGTTCTGGCCTGTATAGATATATTTGTATTCTTTTCCGATAATCTTATTAAGACCCGGATAACCTGGCGGATTAGCTGTAGGATTTCTAAATACACTAGAGTGGACTTTAAATGGCAATACTCTAAAAATATAAGTACGTTGGCGGGTGTTTCTTTTAAGGTCAAAGTCTCCAATCTTAATTTGCACATCAACTCTAAACCAACTAATTCTACCTTGCTCATCTGTCTTTGACGGGTCAATGGCATTTTTTGCATATTCTGAACTAAGGATAACTTCTTGTATGACGTTTTGTATTGTTGCTCCGGCTTCGAAAGAAAATTCTCGTTGCTTAGGATCAATAGTTAAAGAATTTCTTTTTATTAATCCGGTAGCTTCATCTGTAACATCGCTTTCAAATCCAAAGTTTATGTTACCACCAGAGGTAGCTCCAAATCCTAGGCTGCTGTTTCCAATAATTCCATCACCAAAACTTTGAGAATCTTGTCCTGTTCGACCCTTGATTGGGGACGACTCAGGCAATGCTAAATCTAAGATTGCACGAAGTGTTTTTTCAAATTGTTCGGCGCCTGCACCAGGCAAGCCAACTGGATCATTCCACTTCTCTGGAAAAACAATAACATACTGATCCGGTAAATCTTGAGTTTTAGGGACTAGATCATTTTGCGCTTTGTTTAGTATACTGCACAAACTGGTATTACCTGCTACTAACATTTCTTTGATGTTTTCGCCCCGAAGTTTGGTATTGTTTACTATCTGTTGAGCAACGTTAGTAAATCCTAGATGATTACAAGGTACTGCTTCACACTTATAAGTGCTGCCACCTTCGTTGGTTGTGAAATTAACTTTTGTAAATTGTATAACAAAATATTTGTTTAATGCTTCGCTGCTGCCAAACATCTGTCCGTTGTCTTTATGTCCGACAAATTCTAATTTTAATAGATAGGGAGTTCCGTTATAATTAGGATAACCTGCATTAATGGCCGCAGTTTGCAAACTGTGAATGAAGTATCCCATCGAATAGGGTTCGTAGACTTCAAAAGCAAAATTAATAACATTAGTCGAACCGCTGGCTTTGGTTGCGGCCAAGGTCATCCTCATGTCAAAATTATTAACAAAATATTCAGGTGCGCCAACAATAGTCTGTGTGCGTTGCCCAGCAAATCGTCCAGCCGAAGAAAATACTACATTTTCTAGTGCAGCAGGTTTACCTCTATATAGACTAGGATCATTAAACTGATCAGGTGAAAGGCAAGCTAATGTCCACAGCGGAGTGTATGATGCAAATTGTTCAAGAATATTTTCATAAGGCGGGCCACCGCCGGTTGATTGCTGAACAAATCCTGCAAGGCTATAAAAATCAATATCTGCTAAGTCGGAAAAATTTCCTATGTTACAACTTGCCAATGCTTCTGTGACACCCGTTACAACTGAAGCAACTCCTGTGGGAACATTTTTTACTCCTGGGTCATCTTCGTATTCACTACCACTAAATCCTGTTTCGTCCCACATATTATATTCCTAGATAATTTTGTAAATTTGATTTCTTAGGAATAAAAATTACGGTGCCTGGTTCAAAGTCATAGATTGGATCTTTGATAACATCCATATTTCTTTGTACAAACACCCACCATAATTTTGGATCACCGTACAGGTCAAAGGCCAGTAGGTCGGGCCGGTGACGATATTGATTTTCAATGACATACTTAAAGTCGTCACTTTCCGCAGGAACTGGTCGAATTGACAACAGATCAAGATATAATCTATTCTGTTTGGTAGCGGCCCATGGACTGGTCTTTTTGTATTTGACCGTGTTAGATTGTGTAGCCATAGATTAAATGTATCCCTTGGTACTCATTGAGCCTGATGCATATTCTTGTAGGCTAAACTGACGAAGCTTACTTCTGTTGTATATAGGTGCAACAGTTACAGATATTTTACTTAAGATAGGAACCCATGTGGCTTGACCAAAATTATTAGATGTACATTTAATGTAGTTTACATCTTCAGGCAAGTCAACTGAAAAACTTTTTACCACAACCGGAATAGAATTTAATACACCGGGCCCGTATCCACTTAGATTACAGATAATCGGAGGGTTACCGGCGTTAGTGCTCTTACCAAAAAACATTTTAGTAGAAGCCTTAAAGAATGTTGTTGCTTGTATCCAATAGGCTGCATCAGCTTCTGTTTCACAGCTAAAGTCTCCAGATATCTGTATGTCGTCAACTGAACTGCTTTTGTATGCTTGAAACGGGTAGTTACTGTGTACTGGATCAATGGCAGAGTAGTTAGCTTTTGTAGCAATAGTGATCGAAGGATTGTAGGGCCAAACTACACCGTTAGTTTCTTGTAGTAAGCTAAAAGCATTGTCGCCAAAAAGACCAAAGTTACAGTTGATTCGAACTCGCCAGTCTTCGGCGTTGCCTGATTGTAACTCTACAAAGGATCCACGAGATTCAAACAACTCTCCGCTTGCTGGTAAATTCTTACCTCTAAATAGGCTAAGAACATTGTTAAGCTGACCTGCCCCCGAAGAAATAGAACTGGCTATTCCGCCTAGGGCTCCGATTGCTCCTCCGATACCTGCTCCGTTGATACTTCGACCAATGTCTCCGGCAATGTTGGTAATACTGCCTATGCCTTTTAACGCGGTACCGATGTCACCGAAGCCTCCGGCAGTGAGTCCGTTTAACGCCGAGCCTATACCGCCTCCTAGTTTGTTTACTGTGTCATCTAGGCCACGCATACCAGCATTCTGGCCGCCGCCAAAGCCGCCGCCAAACTGGTTGGTAACAGCACTAACTGCTTTCGTAGCTGAACTAAGAATTGAGGAGAACGGATTGAGTGAAAGACCCATAAGAAATATTCCTTTTAGTCTATTTATTCTTGACAAAGTGTGCTATTATATAAGTAATGGAGAACCCTATAACTATGACAATCAGCTCGCAACCACCTAAAATCAAGTACTTAACCAACAAAGATCTACTACGAGAAATACATCTAAGCAAGAATACCTACTGTACTTTTACAATTCCCGAATACAGTGAGTACGATTTAATTTTGCCAAATATCAGTAAAATAAATGTCAGAACAATTGCTGAAGCAAAAAGAAATCAAGCCTCTAGATTAAGTAAAAGAGCTCACGAACTAGCAGTGATGACCGGCGGTAAAAAGTTACCTGCAAAAGAGTTCGAAGTAGATTATAAAACAATTAAAAAAGTAGATGTTGTGTTCCGCATCATGACCTTTGAACACATACCTCTAGCACCAGGTCGAAAGAAAACATTAAAGAATACCGCAGATAGTCACGACAAAGTAAATTTTCCTCCGTTTCAGCATTGGAAGTTTGACGACAACGAAAATCTAATACTGGTAGGAAAGAGCCATTGGAAAGGCGACCTAACTACAGGAGAGTTTAACAAAGAGCACGGCAAGATGACTAACAATCTGGCCCGCATGTTTTTAAAACTTTGTGAAAGATACGCCACCCGTGGCAATGTTCGTGGATATACTTATAACGACGAAATGCGTGGTCAGGCTATTTTACAATTAACTCAGATAGGATTGCAGTTTGACGAATCAAAAAGTGACAATCCTTTTGCCTACTATACTGCTGCCGTTACTAACTCGTTTGTTAGAATCATCAACATTGAAAAACGCAATCAAAATATTAGAGATGACATCTTAGAAATGAATGGAATGAATCCAAGCTGGACTAGACAAAATAGT